ATGAGTATAAAAGGAATTACAGAGGATTTATTTATAGGCAAAAAGGAAATCAACATTATTACTTTACTTGGTAACAAAGAAACGGTTGAATATGTGGATATGAAGCGGATCGATTACAAATTTGCCGAAACACGTAGTCCTGGCTTCATGGATTTTATTACCAAAGAAAAAAAGAGAAGATTTAAGTTTAATGGAAAATCCAATGATAAAATAGGTCAGGCGGTAGAGTACATAGAAAATGCATGCCCGGAATTATCAATAGTTGGTGTGACAAATGAAGATTTGGCAAAAGAGCATAGCGCGATGTTATTCATAATTAATGGCTATAAAGAACTGGGATTATCCTCCCAAAGCGTAATTATAAAGCAACGCTCAGATGGTGGAGTGTATTTTAATGATGATAACCGGATCTATTACTCCATGATTGCCTACGAATGGAGTGGACCTGAGTATAATAAAGTTATTAACGCGTCAGGGCAAACATCAAGCAATAGCGAGACAAAGAAAAAAGGCAAAGTACTTAAGATCGGATTGGGTGCAGTTATTGGTAGCGCGTTCGGACCTGTCGGAACACTTGTTGGAGGTGCTATGGGGGCAGGAAGTAAAGGAAAATCCAAGACGGTGGGAGCTGCAAGTACGAACTCCACAACAGTTGAAAGGCAGGTAGAGAACGCTACAATAGCCTTTCTAACCCTGGAGAATCCAGAAACAGGAGAGTCTTTTAAGTTATCTGTGAAATGCAATACTGATATAGACGCAAAACTAAAATGCTTTAAAATACAAACGCATGTAACGGCCACTGGGGCGGTAAAAGCATTGGAGGAGATAAAAGCATTAAAAGATTTGCTTGATATGGGAGCAATTTCGGAAATCGAATTTAATGAAAGAAAACAAAAGATCTTAAACAATATGTAAAAGAGTTATAGATTAAATTAATCATCATGGGAGCATATATGGAAGATATATTAAAAACGATAAAAAAAAATAAAAAGTGGATATGGGTATTTGCTGCAGGCATTCCGGGTTTAATCTATATTTTATCTTCTGTTCCTATATTTCCTGTTGGAGGAAATAATGACTGGGCAGGCTTTTGGGGAGGTTATATTGGTGCCATAATTGGTGGTCTTGTGACTCTTAAAGGAATCGATCTTACAATTAAAAATGCAGAAGATAATAGAAAAAAGGATAAAATAGATGAAATAAAGCCATATCTTATACTTATTCCGTTTAACGTGAGTACTGCTTCGGAAAAAGTTAATATCAGTGGAGATAATATGAACGTTAATAATGGATCTGTTTCCACACTATATATATGTTGTAAAATAAAAAATATCGGATTAAATAGTGCTGTTAATATTATCGGAAATGGTACTCAAATGTTTAATGCGTTAGAAAAATCAGAAGTTGAACAGTTTGGTATAAAAATCACGCATTATAATTGGATAGAAGATAAAGTTTTTAATAATTTCAAAGTAGAAATAGATTATAAAGACTTAAGAAATAATGACTACCGTCAAATGGTAGAATTCTCATACAATGATCCCTATGACATGAAGCAAGTGCGCCAATTTACATTAACAGATCCCAAAAGAATTAATATTGATCTATAAGGCAATTTCTTTTTGTTGAAAGTAAGGAACTATATATATAGTCGCAATTTGGATGACAAACTAAAGCGTAGGAATAGGATAATCCAGTTTAGGATTCTCTTGCTCCTACGCCTTGATATTTTGAATAACCATGGGGTTATTATAAAACTGGCTCTTATTTTAGAAAGAATCTTTATTGTCTATTAACCATTTCTTGAATCCTTCAATATCATTCTTGGTAGTAAAATCAGATAATGCTTGCTTGGCAGCTTGTTCCCATGGCTTAAAATGGACTTCCTCATAATTTGTTATGTGAGAGTTGTATTTAATTCTGGCTCGCTGTGTTTTATAGGCACTACGGTATGCAGTTTTAAATTTATCTTTTTTAAGTTTCGTTTCATAGCCAAGTTCTTTGCAGGTTTTTCCATCTTTATAATAATTATCACAATATTTTTCATCAGAGCGAACTCCAGGAATAAAGTATTTACCACAGTTCTCACATTCTTTAATTGGAATACGATAACTGGCAATCTTAAAATGCTCTAAACCAGCTATTTCAAATAAATCTTCTATACGATAACTCATCGTTATAGTATTATCGCGACTAAGCATTATGTCGCATCTCAAACTTATACTTGTATGACCCAAATTAACATTATAGTTTTTAGCAACTAGATTACAATAATCGCGACAATAATTACAAGCAGTTTCCAATGAATCTAACATGATACATTCGTCTATAAGAGTTTTAGCATCACAAATACTACTTCTGATGCGTAACTGCTCATCAGGTAACAGATCATCTGTATTTAACTTGGAATTTAAGGTTACGATTTGATCTAAAAAAACTCTGATTCGCTCTATGGCCTTTGTAAGTTCTAACATCATAATTTGCATTGTAGGTCCATTGATAATTCCAAATTGCCTTTCTAAAATATCTTCAAAATCGTAAAAAAGTATTTCCTCTGAAGTATGTCCATTTATATATAACTGTATTTTATTTCTAAGTTCACCGATTAATAAATTATTATCTATATTCGCAAGCTCAACAAAGATACTTCCGTAAGTTCTAGTTCCCATTACAGTTCTATATTTAGCAGGCTGATCAGTTTTTTTAAAATGGTTAGTTATATCAGATATTTCAGTAGATAATTTAATCGGATAATACTGAAATCTATATTGTTTAAGCTCATCATCAATTGTTAAATTAACACAAGTTTGCATAAAGTCCTCCTTTATTAAAATAGACATTTTGTATTTTGTGAATCCATGTAATAGACTGTCTATAAAATATTCAGTGAAAGTCTATCTAAAAATGGGTTTTTGTGGTATCATACCTATATAGACATTTTATATAATGAGTGATAAAAAGTCAATAGGAGGACTCTAAATGAAAGAAAGAGAATGTCAATTAACAACTGGCGGTATGAACGATAAGCGGCTTTTAGACGCCAGCGAGGTATGTTATTACCTAAGTTTGGGAAGAAACCGAGGAATTGAGTTTGCCAAGTCTATTGGTGCAGAGGTTAAAGTAGGGCGGAGATGCCTGTATGACCGTGTGAAACTGGATCAATACCTTAATGAATTAACGGAGGCATGATTATGCAGAAAGAAAAATGCGCAGGGATAATGAAAAAAAGCCAGAATAGCCCAATGGAGGACGCGGCGGCAACTGTGGAACTCCAGAGAATCTCAAATTTTGTAGTAATAGGGGTGCTGCAGGAAGGAAAAGAAAACGCAATTGGTGCGAAAGAGTTATGCGATCGCCTCGGATTTGGCAGTACAAGAGATCTCCAGTATCAAATATGCAGAGAAAGGCAGGCAGGTGCTGTTATATTATCTACTTGTCAGGACGGAGGTGGATACTTTCTCCCCGAAAATGATCAGGAAGTAAGGCAGTTCATAAGAACTTTGGAGAACCGGGCAAAGAACACTTTTGCTGCGTTGCGTTCAGCCAGAGGATTCTTACGGCAGCAGGAGGGGACCAGAGAGAAATAAAAGGATAAGTATGCCGGGTTGAGAAAGGGTCATTGATGAATGAAAAGAAAGGAGTATATGGAATAGTGTATCAGAATGTGATGCGAAGCTCGAAGTTAAGCCCTGAAAGTAAAGCGATATATGGATATCTGGCCAGTTTTGCCGGATGTAAGAATACATGCTTCCCATCAAGGAAAATGATGTTGAAAGAATTACAGATGAGTGAGACGAGATTTTCAAAGCACATGAATCCTTTAATCGCACTTGGAGTTGTTTCTGTAACAAGAGAGCGTAATGGGAATGTGTATGGGAAAAACATATACACTATAAACCATGAAATTCAATACATAGAAAATCAAGATTCCCGATGCTCGGAAAATGAGAGCGTCGAAAATGAGAGTGCCGAAAACCTTAGTTCTAATAATAACAGTTTTAATATTAAGAATATTAATAATAACAATAAAGAATGTAAAGATATAGCTCAAGTTGATCCAAACAAGCCTCCTTACAGTGATATTATTGATTACTTGAACAACAAAGCAGGAAAAGCGTACCGGTGGCAAGGCAAGGCAACACAGAGCCATATTAACGCCAGATTTGCAGAGGGATACACTTTAAAGGATTTTCAAACGGTAATTGACAATAAGGTGGCAGAGTGGAAGGGCGATAAGATGGAGCAATATCTCAGACCGGAAACATTATTCGGCAACAAGTTTGAAGGTTATCTCAACCAAGGAAAGGAGAGTGAAGGAAACGGAACTAAAGCCAGGGAATCAACAGCAGATTTTTATCTCCGGAAATACGGTGTTAGCATTGATTAAGTCAGTAGACAAAATAGAGGGAGGAGCATTTGTGGTATATGATGTTCCGAACTATGGAGAGACTCAACCGTTCTGGATATCAGATGGAACCATACAAGGTACAGAGGGAAGAAGAAACCAGAGTATGATACCTGCTGAGTATGTTTATAAAAGAGCGAAGGACTTCAAGTGGGATATATACGGGGAAAACATGGATCTGCAAAAGAAAACGGTAAATGCCTTTATTGTCAACTTTGCTGAGTTTGAGAAGCAAGGGAGAGGATTATACATCTACTCTGAAACAAAGGGATCCGGTAAGACAATGCTGGCCTGCTGCCTGTGCAATGAGATAATCGAGAGATATGGAATTCCAGTAAAATTTATATCGGTGCCTGACTTTGTGGAACTGGTTAAGGACAAAAGAGACGAATGTAAAGAGAAAGTTGACAGCTTGCACAAGGTACGGCTTTTGGTATTAGACGACATTGGAGCGCAAACTGGCAAACAAGAGTGGATTGACAATGCTTTATTCCGTCTGGTTGATTATCGCAAGCGAGAATTCCTCCCAACGATATTCACAAGTAACTGCGATTCTGACCAGCTTAAAATGGACGATAGGACCGTGGATCGAATAGTTTCTATCTCAACTGACGTGAAGATGCCGGAGCGCAGCATTCGCCGGGAAAAAGCGGAGGAAGCAAACAAAAAATTTATTCAAGGCCTCCTTGCTGCAGAAAAAATAATGTAGTTACTATGATCGGTAACACAGTAACCACAGGAAAGGAAAACGGATGTACTGTGTCATACAGGAAATTGCGATCAAAAAGGTTCCAGTCGGGGAGCCGAAAGAAATAGAGGTATATGAATCCAACTGGACCATGAATGATATGCCATATACCACTTACGGATACAAATCCAGTCAAGAACGTTACGAACGTGAAGTAAAAAAGGCTTATCGTATCAGTATCCATGAAAGCTTCCGGGAGGGCAGCAGGATCCGTAAAAAGCAAACTGTAATCTGCACCATTGGTTATTATGATCTTGTTGATTTTAGCTGGATTGGTGACTACATAAGAGGCAGATGGAGTGATAAAGTTGAAACCATAGGCCTGCCTGAAGAAGAACTTGTTAAAATGATTTACGATAAGCTGCAGCCCCTTATTGACCAAGCAGAAGCAGAATATCACCAGACTGAGGAATACAAGGCCAAAGAGAAACACAGCCGTATATTAAAAGAGCATCGTCAGAGGGTAGATGAATTTAAAAACAAATATGATACAAGTGAGAGTGATTATAACCAGTGTTTCGATGTATTCGGGACCTTAAGAAAACCGGATCGCTTAAAGCAAATCCAAGAGAGCTATAAACAAAAGCAGGAATACGAGCGGAGAAGCCAAGAAAACAGCCGTAGTTATTATGATAATTCGTACAGTAACTACAATCAGACCGGATCAAAAGGATTTAATCCAATGGGGAGCCAGGTGGGAGAGGATAACAAAGCTATCCTTAAGCAGTTTTACAGAACGTTGTCCAAGAAATATCACCCGGATAGTAACCCTGGAAAGGATACATCTGAGGAGATGAAAGCCCTTAACCAATTAAAAACTGATTGGGGAGTGTAATAACCAATATACATAAATATTTAAATCAATGGCGCAAGTCATGAAAATAGAAAAAGAAAGGAATTATTATGATTGTAATCGGCGTTTTATTATTTACTATTGTCTGCGAATTAGCAGCGATTTACGGAAAGATGGAGGAGAGACACGATGGGAATTAATCTATTTGGAAATTGTCTTGCTTCCTGCAAAGAAATAGTTGAAGATCTTGGAGTACAGGGATCAGTGGATAAGGCAGCTATAACGTCTGGAATGCACAATCTTTCAGCATCAATGGAGCAGAGCAGGAAAGAGTTAGAGAAGCGGCAGGATAAAAAGAAAAAGAGTTTAGAGAGGCGGAATGCAAATGGCAGGAATTAATTTTAATGATGGATTTGAGACTTTTACAATCAATGAGGATCCAAACCGGGTTATTAGAATAAACCCCAAAGATGGAAACATATTGACCAGATTCGAAGAAGCTATGAAAGATTTAAGTAACGAAAGTGAAAAATTAGCCGATATTAAGGTAAAGGCTGACGGTACCCCGGGAGAAGGCAACGAAGCAACGCTGGAAGCAAGTGCTGATAGGTTGCGTAGTTTTAACCGGTTAATCAACGATAAAATGAATTACATATTTAATTCTGATGTTACAGAAGCCGCATTCGGGAAGCAATCCCCATTATCATTGATTGGACCGGACAATCGTTTCCTATTCGAAGTATTCCTGGAAGCAGCACTGAAAGCTGTAAAAGAGAAGTTAGAGGAATCCATAAAAGATAGCGAGCGCCGTATTGGTAAGTATACGGATAAGTATAAAAGGGCAGCAGGCAGAAGCAAGAAAAACACTTCCTCTGCAGGACAGGTGTAGTATGGATCCGGATAAGAAAATAATCGAGGCCATAAAAAAGATTCTTGAAAGGGGAAACACGGCTGAGGTTAAAAGAAGAAGGAATGATGTAATTGTACTCGAGGTAGTTAAAAAAATAGAATATCAGAATGATAGATAAAATGGTATCTATTAAAGGCTAATTGGAGCCGGTGACTTGTGAATTATATACAGGTTGCCGGCTTTTCCTGTCTTAGAAAAGAGAAAGGTTAAAACAGTGAGATCAGATGGAAGTATTATTATTGATACAAGGATTAATTCAGACGGTGTAGAAAAGGGCGTAGGTGAAATAAAGTCTTCGCTATCAAAGTTAGGCGGAACTGTTAAAAGAATCGGAACCGCTATTTTCGCAGCATTCGCAGTAAAGCAGATTGTACAGTTTGGTAAAGAGTGCTTAAAGCTGGGTTCTGATCTGGCTGAGGTTCAAAACGTAGTCGATGTGACATTTCCAACCATAACAAAAAGAGTAGATGAATTTGCAAGGGCAGCCGCCGATTCGTTTGGATTGTCTGAAACAATGGCTAAAAAGTACGTTGGAACGTTTGGAGCTATGTCTAAATCATTCGGCTATTCGGAAAGCGCAGCTTATGACATGGCAACGGCTCTTACTGGCTTAACCGGCGATGTAGCATCATTTTATAATATATCGCAGGACGAAGCCTATACAAAGCTGAAGAGCGTGTTTACAGGGGAGACGGAGAGCCTCAAAGAATTAGGCGTAGTAATGACACAAAATGCACTGGATCAGTTTGCGCTTGCAAAAGGATTCGGAAAAGTAACTGATAAGATGACAGAGCAGGAAAAAGTTTCATTACGGCTGCAATTTGTACAGGAACAGCTATCTGCAGCCAGTGGAGACTTTTCCCGAACCTCTGATTCATGGGCTAATCAAGTCAGAATATTACAACTAAGATTACAGTCGTTAAAGGCTACAATTGGTCAAGGTTTTATAAATTTGTTTACTCCAATTATAAAGTCTATAAATGTATTTCTTGAAAAATTATCAGTGGCAACCACAGCATTTAAAAAGTTTACAGAAACAATTATGGGAAAAACTACCGTAAGTTCTGGAATGTCACAAGAAACAAGTAACGTTACAGATTTACAGAATGGTTATGAGGGAGCGGCCCAGGGAGCCGAGGATTTCGCCAACGGAGTGAAGGACGCAAACAAACAGGTAAAAAAGTCACTTGCTCCATTTGATGATTTAATACAAATCCAGAGAGACGCTAAGGACACAACGACAACTGATCCAAATACGACTCCGGCAATCCCAGTAGAAAGTGAGCAGAGCGAGTCTCCATTTCTGAACAATGTCTTAAAAACCCTGGAGGATATTAAGGTCAAATTATTAGAAATCGGAGAAATCTTTAAATCAGGATTTATGCAAGGTTTAGGAAACTATAAGCCAATATTAAACGAATTAATTACGGATTTACAGAGCATCGGATCTCATTTAAGAGATATATTTACAGATGCTGATGTAATGGCAGCTGCAGAGCGATTTATAAACTCTTTCGCCCTTATGGTTGGACAGTTGGTTGGATCTATAGCAAGTATTGGTTTAACTATTGCCACTAATCTGGTAGGTGGAATGGAAAGCTATCTTTCTCAGAATACTGAGCGCATTAAGGGCTGGATTGTTAGAATGTTTAATATTGGAACTGAAATCAATACGATATTGGGTGACTTCTTTGTGGCATTCGCTGATGTATTTAGTGTATTCTCCACTCAAACGGCTCAGGACATAACCGGTTCTGTCATTCAGATATTCGCCGATGTGTTTGGAGGTGTACTGGAACTTACCGCCAAATTCACCAGAGACGTACTTGATATGATGCTTACCCCATTTACAGAAAATAAAGATCTGATCAAACAGTCAATCAGTGAAACATTGGAACCAATACAAGTCGTTGTGGAGACTATAGCATCTACAGTACGTCAACTCGTAGATGGTATAATGAAATTATATGACGAATATATTCACCCTCTTTTTGTATCAATCCGTGAAGGTTTATCGAAAATATTAAAATTATTATTAGAGGCTTATAATGAGTACATAGTTCCTATCTTGGATAAATTGGCGAAGAAGTTCAAGGAAGTCATGGAGGGACCGGTTGGTGATGCTATTGACAGCGCATTAAAGTTCTTGGGGAAATTAGTAAAAGCAATTCAACTTTTATGGGAAGAAGTCCTGCTGCCATTTATCACATGGTTAATAAAAACAATGGTTCCAATATTGGCCCCTATTATTGAAACTATAGGAAACGTCTTCCTAAATGTATTCGGAGCAATAGCAGAAACCATAAGTGGTGTGTTTGATGTCTTGAGTGGTCTTATTGATTTTATCACCGGAGTTTTTACGGGCGATTGGGAAAAAGCATGGAAAGGCATCAAAGAAATATTTGCAGGAATATGGAAACAATTAGAGGCGGTAGTTGAAGCAATTGTAAACAGTATAATTGATATTGTTAATGGTTTTGTAAAGACCGTTTCGACTGCAATCGAAAAAGCAATTGAAAGCTTTAACAAAGGTTACGAAAAAGGTAAGTCACTTTCAGACAATAAATATGGAGGTGGGGGGAGAACGTTTTCTTCCTATTCTGCCTCCCCGTATTCAGCTTATTCAAACAATGTGCCACAACTTGCCACCGGAACTGTAGTTCCGCCAAAGGCTGGAAACTTCCTTGCTATGCTTGGAGATAACAACCGGGATTATGAAGTTGTATCACCTCTTGGGACTATCAAACAAGCGGTGTTGGAAGCTCTTGGGGAATCTGGAGGCTTTAATAATGGTCCTATTAATATTACAATGGAGTTAGACGGTACGAAGTTCGCACAGCTGGTTTACAAATACAACAACAAAGAAAATGACCGTGTGGGCGTAAGAATGGTGACGAACGGGGGGTGATATTTTGGATTGTAATGTAACAATATTTGTAATAGTTAAGGGAAGAGATCCTCCCATGGTAACAATTAGGCAAAAGAAATTTAACTAATAGATAAAAGGAGGGAACATACATGGTAGAGCCATATAAGAAACTTTACACAATTAAAGAAGCAGGTGAAGTGTTGCTTACTAATGCCGATACGGTACGTGGGTTTATCCGCAACGGCGAACTTAAAGCCTTAAAACTCGGATCATTGAAGATCAGGGGAACCGATCTTGAATCATTTATAGAAAAATATCCGGTATATAATCCAGAAAAAATGGATAGTTACACTTAGGGATAACCCTAAATACTTTTATACAATCCGTTTATATGTCATTGAAACTTATAAACAATTCCAAAGCTTAAGCATGTTTTAATATTGCATAGAAAAGAGGACAAATGGACGCATTAGAAGAAGTAGGAATGTTAAAGGACTCTCGACATATAGCTGATCGAGTGGCCAAAGTGATTTTAAGTGCGGCACAGTACCCGGAGTTTGGTATCGGTGGCGTTCCAATGGCAACGGTTGCAGAAGTTTATGGCAAGGATGCTACATGGGTGCGACAGGGCATAGAGGACGGGTGGCTGCCTATTGGTCACATGACCAGAAGTGAGAGCAAAAGAAATTTCTATATATCACCCAAGAAGCTATGGGAGGACACTGGATACATTTGGAAAGGTTAATTACTGTGAAAATAGATTGAAAGTAGGGAGGCAGCAGGATATGACCAACGAAGAACTTGTGAACTTGATTAAAGCCGGCATAAACCCGGAAGAGAATATGCTTATTCTTTATAACCAGATTAAGGGCTTTATTTATTCAATCGCTTTGAGGTATCGTGGATTGGAAGAAATAGAGGATTTAATGCAGGAAGGCTTCCTATCTTTATACGTTGCCATAGATGGCTACGATCCATGTACCGGAAATAAATTTCTTACCTATGCGCAGTACTGGATAATGCAAGGAATTAAGCAATACATCGATCGTAACTCCTGCTGCCTGCGCCTTCCCTCACAGATACAAGGAAGATTACGGAGATATAAACAGACCTGTGATTCATTTACTAAAGAATTTGGTAGGGATCCCTCAGAGGTCGAGATTGCCGCCTTTATGGGGTTAAGTATAGAACAAGTCAGGGATATACATAAAAACGTCAATATGGCTAATCTGGTAAGTCTGGACGCACCTGTAAAGGGATTTGTAGAGGACGGATTTACAACCGGTGACAATATTGCCTCTGATGAAGATATGGAAGAAGCTATAATTGATGGTATGCAGCAGGAGCAGCTTAAAACGGTGGTATGGGAGTGTGTAGACAGCTTAGAAGGAATGCAGCCGGAAATAATTCGCAAACGTTATCAGGACAATATGACACAGGAAGCGATAGGGAAAGAATGCGGAGTACCTAAAAGCGCAGTACGGCGTGATGAAGCAAAGGCAATGCGCGAACTTCGTAAGCCCGTGAATGAGAGAAAGCTTCGCCCGTTCTTACCGGAAACAGAGATAATCTATAGTATTGGTATGAGGGGTACCGGCGTAGAAAGGTTTAATCAGACATGGACCAGCGCAACGGAAAGGGCGGCTCTCCGCTTTGAGGCATGATATAATAAATACGTATATACCAGCGTACTTGTTACCATATCCGTAAGGTGTATCCAAAACGGAAACACCTTATGGAATATAAAAAATGCTTAAAGCTACTACAAATTACTACAATTTTAGTCTACATAGCCACTTTAACCCAAAAGCGAATGTTGAGTTTTGTTGACGTGTTAGGCTACATAGCAAAATATCAGTTATCGTACAAAGGTTGGTTGCAAATGGTTGCATATCTGTATATATAGCATTATTTTCAATGGGACATCAGACATTGAAAAAACTTGAGGTTTCAGCCTATATAGTCGAAAACAGATGAAGTTAATGGGGAAGAAAAGCAATTGCAGCTTTTTAAGGCAAATTGTAATGCAACCGTGAACCTCCATAAACCTCCCATTAAAATCTTCATAGTAAATAATAGTAAGTGTTTTCCAAATCTGGAAAGCAGTTTAAATAATACTGAAAGGAGTACAAGGTATGCATTATATTGATGTAAAAAACGTAATGGAAATAATGAGAGAATCGGAGTATCCAGGTACAGACCAATATAATGCATATCTTTTTGTTGAAGATCAACCAACTCATGTAAAAATAGCATATCAAAAGAACGGATTTGGGAAAAAGCCTTTTCTATGTTGCCCTGAATGCGGCAGCAGGCGCGTAAAGCTCTATTTACACGGAAATGTATTATTGTGCAGGGAATGTCTTCCGTATTCAATATATAGCGGACTTACGCATTCCACGGAAGGAGGAAAAATACATATAAGATACATAATGGAACGTGTGGCATTAAAAAATGGAATAATTTTAAAAGGACCATTTCATTATGACGACTATCCGAAACCCGGGGGGAAAAATGAGGACAAATGGGTAATGACGTTATTGAAATTACAGGCATTAGAAAATATGAGGAATCAGGCAATCTTTTTAAATAAAAGGTATTCAAGACGGACGATCAGAAGTGTGTTGCAGGAAAAGAATATTTTTCTTTATGTATGTGAGTTATATGACCTTGATAAGTACTTTTATAACTGGGACAAAGGATATACAGAATTTCCGGGTAACTCGAAGGATGTAGAGATAACAGATATCGTCAGTAATGTAACGGCATACCAGAGGGCAGCCTTGTGAATGGCTTAGTTTTTTGTATTTTTCAAAACGTTCTCAATTACAAAGACACACCTTTGTTTATGCTTGATCCTTATTATACCAGTATTATAAAGGGTTTTATAACGAAAAGTGAGTACAACGAAAACGAACGATGTAAGCGAACGTTCGGTAATCTCGTAGCCAAAAAATTGGTCACTAAATTAGGATCTAAATACACTTTTGTAGTATGGGTGAAAAAATGCGATACCTTAATTCAGGGCAACAATGAATTTGAGTAAGGTGTTGGTATTTGTCGGCATATTGGTATATAGATGTTTAGAGAATACCACCAGTTCAAACGGGCATTAGATGTTGACATTTGTCGGTGTTTCAGCCTATATAGCAGGAATATCAAATTTAATGCGCAAGGCGGTTGCAAGTGGTTGCATTTTAAGCATATAGCTTATCGAACCACCATAAACAGAATATTTACATAAATGATGACATTTGATGACATATCAGTCTATATAGCCGAACGATAAAGCAACTGGATATTCACAGAAGATGGCATATTAAATTAGGGTTATTACTCCTGTTTGATTTCCCCAACTTATTGGGGAATAAATTCAAAGCGAGCAGAGCCGAGAACCCGGCTGTATAAAGGACAACGCAATTTTGCACAGTCAGTAAGATGCTGAACGCAGTTTTGCGCTGAGTACTTATAAGATAAGCGCTAGAAATACAGGGAGAATAACAGGTGCTCATTCTATATCCCCGTTTGCCTTTGATGTCTAGCCCTCAATAATCGGGAATCAAATTGAGGGAGGGTTAGGGACGGATTGTCCCCGTCGAATTGCAGGGGTTAAAATGACGTAGGCCCTGGTATTCAACATTAGTGTTGAATGGGGTAGCAATTTGCGACCCCTTCATTCGTCCTAGAGGAAGAGTGGAGAGGCAACATTAATTTTTTGGCTGTTGTAAGATAGTGGGAGGTTTTCATCATGAGGGTCGAAAAGGCAGTAGTGGGAGAACGGACTGCTGCCGGGAAAAGTAATTGCACATTGAAATGGGATATGTTACCATAGTGGCATGGAGCAATCGTGTTACTGCAAGGGCGCTGGCCTCCCACATTACATAGATGGGAGGTGGTGCGGATGAAATATGACTTTAAAGACCTTATGGCCTTTGGTATGTTCATAATCGCATTACTTACCTTTATTTTCGTAAATTGTAAGTAGCGTTTTCTAAAGCCCCAGAAATGGGCAATAGAAAATCCCCCTTGTATACTTGGCTGGTATCGGGGGATTTCTATCTTCTTATAGGCCAACCCCTTGTATTGGGGCGGTTGTTCCTTTTGTAATTCTATTATAGCACAACTATGTATCGTAGACAATACATATCGTAGACAGTATA